TACTTCTGTTTGAACCAACACCGTCAAGAGCTACGAATGGGTTAGCAACCATACCGTATCTTGTTTTGAATCCCATTCTTGGTTGGAAATCATTCTCACCAACGGCTTTAACCATTGTTAGTGGAACGTATGGGCAGTAGAATAAACCTGCGTCATATGGATTTGATCCTCTATAACCAACACAAACGAAGTCGCCTGTAGCATATGGATCGATGTAAACTTTCACTCTGCCGTTAAGAACACCAGCAAATGTATTACCAGTATCATCAACGTTTAAGTTTGCACTTAAAGCAGGAGTGTAGTCTAATAGACCAGCAGCTGCAAGAGCTGAAGCTACGTCTGAAGAACAGATAACGAAGTTACCTTTTCCTCTTCTAGTTTCTTTAGCGATTACGTTACATTCTCTTTCGATTTGCATGATGAGACCTTTGAATTTCTCAACCATCCATCTACCGTCTGAGTCTGTACCGACGTCAAAGATACCAGATACTGCAGTTGAACTCTGAAGAGCACCAATTTTAGCAGTTGTTAAAATTGTTCTAACAACTTCTCTGTTGATTTCCGCTAGGATCTCAGCAGATAGAATGTTAGCTAATTCACCTTCAGCATCCAATCCGTGGATAGCTTTAAGATCTTGAGCTAATTCCATTGTGTACTCAGCTTTAAGAGCTCTTGATTTAGCAGTTACTGTTGATTTCTCAATTGTGAAAGCCATTTCGCCGAATGAACCGTCTCCAGTTTCACCAACTCCAAGTCTTTCCGCTGCTGCTGTTGATAGACCAGAACCGAATGTTGAAACTGTATCAGCTTCGTCTGCGATTGTTGCGTCTGTATCAGCATCAGTTACACCAACTAAACCTGTTGGGTCTGCTTGATGTGTACCAGTACCTGAGAAATCTGTATCAGCTTCGTTAAAGAAAGCTTCAGTTCCACTTTGTGAACCATATTTAGATTTCATTGCAAAGATGAGGCCTGTAGGACCAGACATTGGCTGTACGCCAGCTACATCATAAGCAATCAAGTTAGGCATTGCTCTTCTGACAAGAGATATCAATACTGGGTCAAATGTTCCAATGTTATTTGGAGCTGAACCTGAACCGATATTGTTAGCAGCAGCTGCTTCAGAAATGAAATTTCCTTGAGCTTGTGCTCTCTCTTCTCTTAAAGCAACTTCTTGGTTTTCTAATAGTCTAGCTGTAACAGCTTTTCTATATTTGTCGGAAATAGGATTTACGCCCTCGTGCTCGAGAACTGGACCCCATTTTTCCATTAATTGTGCGTCTGCATTAAACATTGTTTTCCCCTATGTTTAAAAGTTACTTATTAAATTTAGTTATAGCTTGAGTGTATCTAGACATAGAATCTGAAACTACTGACTCGTCAGCATTTTCTTCACCTAATAGACTATCAACTTCGTCCACTGATTCTGTAACTTCACCTTTGAAGTATGAATCTTTAACAGTTTTTACTTTATTTTCAAAAGTTTCTTTGTTATCGAATTCAATATCTTCGACCAATGATGCTAATTTCTCAGCTTCTGTTTCTGCAAGCCCTTCGGACTGTTCTCTAACTACTTCGTCACGTTCAAAAGATTGAACTTTCTGATGTAGATCGATATTGTCTTCAGTGGTTTTGTTTAAAGTTTCTTCAAGCTCGTTAACTTGTTCGTTGAGTTCATCAACTAAGTCAACTTTACCTTCAGGAACTTCGATGTAGTGCTCTTTGAACACTGACTGTAGAGAAGACATGAATTCTTCAGCGATTTCAGTTCTAAGACCGTTCTCTACTGCTAATTCATTTTCTTTCATCCAGTTTTCAACAACGTAGTCTAAGTAAGAATTTACTTTTTCTACTAATGTTGTTTGGATTTCAGAAACTTCTTCTTCCAGGTTTGAAGCATATTCAGACTCTAGTCTGTTTACTTCATGTGTTAATTTTGAAGTTAACACTGCTTCGAAGATTGTTCCAGCTTTTTCTTTAAATCCATCGGACAAAGTAGCTTCTTCAGAGATTAAAGCTTCTAAATCTTCATCAAAGTCTACTGATTCGACTTTTGCTTTTGCTTTAGGCTGTTGAACAGGCTTTGTAGCATTAGCAGCCTTTTCAGCTGACTTGATTGATTCTTCTTCTTCATCTTCAGAAACCATTTTCGCGAAAAGCTTTTGAGCATCTTCTTTTTTAGCAGATTTTAGCATATCTACAGCGGCTTGAATCGTAGCAGCTTTAGTTTTAGGCATTTTGAAAGTTTCCTTCTTTGACTTAGATTCATGTTCTTCCTCTTCGTCTCCGTGCTCTTCTTCCTCATCTTCATGAGCGCCTTCTTTTTTGCTAGCTTTAGCTTCTTCTAGAGATTCTTCTTGAGTTTCCTCTTCTTGACTCTCTTCTTGAAGCTCTGATTCTTCCTCAACGATGCCTTCTTCTACTACTTCTTCTTGATTTAAAATAGTGTCTTCTGACATATTAATTCTCCTATAATTGAGAGTTTATTTTAGAGAGGAAATTTTTAAAAGCTCTAATCTCTACCTCTGGGAGGTTTTTACTAGAAGTACTTCTAATTTCAGTCTCAATTGCTTCAATGTCTCGACTTTGTAGGATTCCATTATCCCAAACCCACTCAACGCCTTCCATAACTCCATTAACAAAAGCTGACGGTGCTGATGGGTCTTGAACTATGTCTACGGTAGCTAACATAAAGTCATTACCAACATATTGGACTCCATTTTTCGATACGAGACTTCCCATACCACGACTTGATACACCAAGCTTAACACCGCCATCGAGTAGACCTTCTACGATCTTACCCATAGGGGTTTTAAGAATTGATGCTTTTCCTACAACATCTTTTCCCTGCCAATGCAGGTCTGTGATTTTGTGTGAAACTTTATCTAGGTTAACAGTTGGTCCTTCCGGATGATTTAATTCTCCAACTGCTCTTCCTGTTTTGACTTGTTCGGTGACGTATTTGTCTACTGCAGACTCCATGACTTTCTTTTCATAGATACGTCCGTTTTTATTTTTTTGGTCTGATTGCATAAAAACACCTTCGATGAAATAGTCTTTTTCGCCATTTTTCTTTTGCTCGACTAAGACATCTAAGTTGTTATCTACATATTCAGTAATGAGTTTCATTCTTCTTCTTTACCTTCTTTCTTACGTTGCACTAAGTTAGATGCTATTTCTACTTTTTTAGCATCTATTGCTGCGGTTAGTTTGTCTGCCATAAGAGTATTAAACTCTTTATTAGCGTTTACATTATCACCATCTTGTAAGTTTTTAACTAAGTTTTCAATTGTCATTATTTATTATCCTCTATGTTTTATTTATAAAAAAAGTTGTTTTAAGCGAACCTAGGATCGTCAGGATCTGGCATATCCAGTTCTCCACCAGCTTCTTCTCTATCAATTTGTTTCTTCATTGCAACTATTTCATCTTCTGTAAACTTCAGAATGTTCTTTTGTGCCCATTCTTTAGAAATAAATGTTCCAATAAATTCGTCCATTGATGAAAGCATTTCGAACCTTTCGCGAATCATTTCACCTTCTTTCAATTCAGAAAAGTAATTGTCCTCAATATAATCAAAGGATATTCTTTCCTTCCAATTTTTCCAATCATCTTTGGTTATAACACCTTTTAATAATAATTGGGTTTTAAGTAATTGCATGAATAAGTCAGAGAATCTCTTTCTTAATCTATCAATAAATTTCTTAAACTTAACTTCGTCCCTAGTAATCTCTGTTGTTCTTCCTAATGTGTAAGAAGATTCCTGTTCTAATCTATCAGTAGGAACGTTTAAACTTCTATAGAGTTTCTTTTGGAAATATAAAATATCATCTATCTGACCTAAGTTTTCACCGCCTGGTAGCGTTGATATCTCGGTACCTCTTCCGCCTTCCCTACGCGGCAGGAAGAAGTCCTCGAGCATACTCATGTGCTTGCGATCGTCTTTTATATCGCCAGTTTTTGCATCATAAACTAGTTTGTTTCTATATTGATTCATAATACCTCTGAGGTATTCTTCAGCTTTACCCTTAGGTAAGTTACCAACATCAATATAGAATATTCTTCGTTCTGGAGCTCTTGATATTCTATAAATGACCAATGAGTCTTCCATCATTCTTAACTGGTTAACTGGTTTTAGTGCTTTATGCAAATAAGAAAGTATTCTCTTACGCCCTGGATCCATAACTCCAGATGTGCAATAAGCAACTGCGTCAGGATAAATCTTAACACCTTCGTTGTATTTTCCTAATGCATTATCTTGGAATACAAAGTATTCGTCAATTTTCTTAATGAGCTTAGCACCAGTTTTAGGATCGGTAGCTTCTTCGACCTCTTTCACCTTACGTAATTTGGTAGGATCGATATACCTTAATTCCTTAATCCCTTGTTTAGGATTATCTGTGTCTATTATAATGTGATACGGTAATCTTCCATCAATATACCATTTTCTGAATATCTCATGAGCATATTGATTGAAATTAAGTAGTGTTAGACACGTACTAAATTCTTTTAATATTGTTTCTTTTATTTTATTAGATACTTCTAATTCATCTAATACTAATTTAATAGGAGCTTCAGAATGATCGCTTACGATCGCCTCTCCTACTATATCCTCAATAGCTTGGTCACACTCTGGTTGTGCCGCTATATCTCTATATTTGTACATAAGATCAACATCAGTCTTTGCTTTATCACCATCTAGGTCGATATAAGCACCAAAATGACCGCCAGCTTGTATAACACCAGCGCCGTCATCACTGTCTACTCTTGGAACAAATGAAGGCCTAACTGGCTCTTTGTTCTTTCTATTGATCTCAAATCCGAAAAATTCTGCCATAATTTATTTCCTATATCATCCGAGGGGAAATAAATCCCCTCGTCTAATATTATTTATCCCCTATGAAGTTGTTGAAGCTTCCCAATATTGTACTTGGAATTCCACAGTAAACTCTTCAATCGCGTTTTCGTTTTCATATCCAACCTCTATGGCTGAAATATTAGTTGGCCAGCAACCTCTGAAGTCGTACTTCTTAACGGTTGAGCCATCTTTATCTAACTGTTCAACAGCTAAATCTGCAAAATAGTCAGTAGGATTAACTAAACCAGTATTTGCATTGTGGTTGTTAATTCCGTTTGACCATCTTTCGAATGCGTCTCTGAGTCTAAAGTCAGTGTCATTAATGACTGTAATAGTCCAAGGTTCAAATTCTCTGTCTCCAGCCATCTTCAACTTTCTGCCTCTAAATGGAACTTCGATCATTCCAAGTATTGAAGCAGGCAATTGAGCAGCTTTACACATAAAGGATGATAATTCAACATCACCATTGGCATAGCCTGGGAAATTTACTACACATTTGAATAAATTTGCACGGGCGCCACCACCGGTAAGTTTTGATTTAAAGTCGTCTATTCCTAAAATAGCCATGTCTTACCCCCTATGATCCTGCAATTTCGGAGAATTCAACTCCGGTTCTTGTTGCTATGAAGTTCAGAGTAATGAAGTTAATAGATCTTGCAGGCTTGATAAAGATATCAGCTACGAATCTATTTCCGTCTATTACTTGACCTGTGTTATTAGTTTCATCACAGATTACTAAGAAGTCTGTGAGTCCACGTCTACCTTTTACATCTCTCAAGAAAGGCTCAACTAAATTTCTGAATTGAGCTCTTGTAAATTCGTCGTTAAATTCAAATAACTGGAATTTAGCTGCTGTTGAGATTGCTTTTTCCAAGACTATGAATAGTCTTCTAACATTAATTCTGTCAAAAGCTGAAGGTCTACTTAATAGAGTTTTATCTCCAAATAGTAGTGTTCCTTGCCCAGGGAATGAGACTATAGGATTGACTCTTGCTTTATACAAGGTGTCTCTATCAGCTTGTTTAGGATTAAATGCTAATTTTGTTACTCCCAAAAGTTGTCCACGATTTAGACCAGCTGGGGAGAACCACGCATCTGCAACTCTATCAGCATTTGCACATAATCCAGCTTGGTGTCCAGAAGCTCCAATATATCTATATACGTCGTTATATTTGTCGTATATGTAAAGAGCTGTTGAATCGCAAGCTACATATGATGTTGATGTTAATGTATCAACAAATGCTTTTACGTCTGTTGCAGGAGTAGAACTTCCTACTGTATCTTCTATTGGAGGTGATACAAATCCCATACAATCTTTTCTAGCATTACATATTGATATAATTTTAGATGCGATTGTATTAGCTCCATTTGCGTCTGGTGTTGCAAACAATAGATTAACATCTACTGTTTCAGCATCAGCAAATAGGTCTAGTCCAGTTGATATCTCTCCTGCTGTAGGAGCGTTATCATCTGTACCTCCAGATAGTGAACTCTCTATTGCGGATGTGCTAGTTGTAAAGGATGTATTAGCAGCCACTGTTTCACCAGCATCAGAAAGTGAAGAGTCGTGATCAGCCCACCAAACATACTCAGAGTTACTATTAATAACATCTTTGTAGTAGTTTGTTGTACCATCAGTCTTCTTAGCATCTGAGGCTTGAGAAACAAATGAATATGTTTCTAATACTTGGTTAGGTGTACCAGATATAGCACCATCTTCATCAATAATTGCAATGTGCAATTCATCGTTCGCTGAAGTTTTACCTAGATCTGACGCGTAGTCAGAAGTTCCAGG